GGCCCGAGCACTAATGCATTATGTACTGAGTGATTTTACTGAAGAGGAGTTTTTCGAATCCTGTAGAAATTCAACAGGGTCGTCCATAGGTGTTCCTTTCGAGGATACATCCTTAGAGGCAAAGCTCACTTTTCCCATCTCTATGACAGCTGATGTGAAGTTCCTCTTTCAACGTTATATGTCCTATGATCACGTTCTTAGGGCCGAGGTTGTCGACCACAATCTGAAGCATCCATCCGTGGATGTATATAATATTGTTGAGGGCTCGCGGGCTTCCACTGTAGAGAAAGATGACCGGAAACGGCGGCTCATTTGCAAAGAGGCCACTGCTAATATGTTTTTTCAGCAGGGGCTAATGCGCATGATGTACCGTCGTATGAAGAATGTCTTTCTTGACGTTACATGTCTCCCTGACCAGCATAGAGAGAAAGCATTTATCTCCAGCATTACGGGCACTAGTGCCACGATTGATTGGAGGAATGCATCTAACTGTGTCCTGACTACTTTATGTGCCTGGCTCTTGCCAGGTAAGTGGTTCGGCTTGGTCGATCGTACAAGGGCGCATCAAATTACCGTTGATGGTAAGGTGATGATTCCAAATATGATCGCATCCATGGGGAACGCGGTTACATTTCCGCTAGAGACATTAGTCTTCTGGACCTACGCTCATGCGGTACGGATGTCACTAAATGCGAAAAACTACTCTCTTTTTCCCGAATGGGAAGAAATTGAAGAGGGCAAGATTTCAGTATTCGGTGATGACTGTATTGTTCCTGATGAAATGGCAGAAAGCTACATTAGTTTTATGTCCTCAGTCGGGTTTGTCCTAAACAGGGAAAAATCGTTTATGGGCAAAGAAGAAAGATTCAGAGAATCTTGTGGGGGAGATTACCTCGCAGGATCAGAAGTTAGGCCGTATAATATACGCCTACCTACCGGGGAACGCATTAGTGATTTGGAGCCATGGTTATATATAATACTTAATGGGATTTTACCAAGGTACAAAATGTACTTCGGGTCTCACAAATATGTATATATAGGATCATGTTTCTTTACTGCTATTGCCGAACTTTTCTGGGAGTATAACCTGAAGTTTAAGGTTGTGCCTCCGGATTATCCAGACGACTCAGG